AACCTTATATTGAAAAGAACATTATAGACTTGGTGATCGACGCAAAGAAACATTCCCAAGCTGAACTGTATAACAAGTATTATTTAGAAAAATCTAAGGATTATGATTGGGCAATGGTCGTCGATTTAGATGAATTTGTATACGCAAGAAATGAATTTCATACAATTAAAGAGTATCTCAATAAGGTCGACACTGAAGTGTCACAGATATTTATACCTTGGAAGATATTTGGCTCAAACGGATATACAAATTTGGAACAACATCAACCAAAAAGCGCAATCCGGAGTTTCACGAAGCGTATGAATTACGATAAGAAAGAAGGATTCCATGGCGTTATAAAAGAGGAAGGTGAATTATATAGTGCAACGAAATCAATTGTTCGAACAAAATTTTTAGAATTATTTTGGATTCATAACCACAAAACAAATGTGAAAAATTATATAACGTCAGACGGTCAGCGAGACAGTATACATGACAATTTTTCGTTTGCTAAAATTAATGAAGATTTATTAAAACAATCTCATTTGCATTTGAATCATTATATAATTCAATCCTATAGTTGGTTTATGAAAACAAAAACAATTCGCGGGTCCGCAAACACCGAAAAACATGATTCTATTCGTAATGAAAAATATTTTGAGGATTTTGACGAAGTATCAAATGACATTTCAGACTTAGAGCTTTGCGAAAATTATAAAAATCATAAATTTTATCATCACATCAACGGTAGTTATCAACGTATTGTTCAATTATATTGAAATTAACGGATTCTTCGTTGTGCCAAAACCATTTATGAAATATAACCTCATAAGGATCAATTGAATGCCCATAAAAACTATTTTTCCTAGATGGATGGATGGTATTGTTCATATTCCAATTGTTTCTATCCAACCAATTCACATTTTTATATCTGGTGAGCATGCAATCTATTGAATATCCGTGTTTGAAAATACAATTTGATAATCCATATTCACCTTTTACGATCGCGGAAACCTTGTCTGGGTGATCGAAAAACACAGTTCTTTCGGTTATTAATAACTCCAACCCCGCTCGGTCGACCATAAAGAAAAACCCCTCGACTTTTGGACCATATCCACCCAAATCAGTTGCAGGAAGGCATACTACTGTAGTCCCTACTAATTTTACGCGATCGGTTATTTTATTGATAAAAACCTGTTTCCAATCAAAATGTTTCATATAATGGGGAAGAATCGGACCTATGACGCCACTATTCATGAAAAAATAATAATCGTATTTTTGATTTTCCGCCGAAAGGTGCTGAAGCGCTGCATTGTGTCCACCGAAATCGTATCCAATATTGGGTCTTTTGATGACGTGCAAATTCGACAATTCGGGCAATTGAACCGCACAATTGTAGCCGTTTATCACTATAACGTAATCTACATCGGGTTTAAAAGAAAGTTCGCGCTTCGCGAAAAACTCCAAATTATAATTGCTAGATTCGCTATTATAATAAGTATAAATAACGACTGTTTTCATTTCTTAATAGTTGTTATTATTTTAAAGACTTTATTTTATTTTTAATAGTGATTATTTTCTCGGGGGTTTTGTCCACTTCTACGCGTTGTATGATTTGTTTCACGAGTTTTTTCTCTTCATCGCCATTGACGTCCCCGCCGGAAACGCGCGTCATAATGTGTAAACTTTCCTCCTTTTTCGCGTTATCTTTCATGAAATCCGGATTTTCTTCGTGCCATTTATTCGATTCTTGTATTACCTTATGTGATACTATATTTGCCAGACGTTTTATCCGAGGCAATTCGCTATCCTCACGTTCCCATTCATTATTTTCTCGGATATAAACAGTCTCTCTCTTCGCGTCAGTGCAATGAATTGGTCGCCGGTGTACGCCCAATTTATCCAAGAGTTCGGCGATGATTTTGGTATTGCCCTCAATATGTCCATGTTTCACCACCGTTTGTAAATCGCTTTGATTCAGGGTAATTGAATTCAAGAAATCGGTGAAATTGATGGCATCTTTACATTTCTCGTTCAGAAAGAAATTCACGTTGAAATGTGCGGTATTATTGTTCGTAATTGTGTTATTCACAGTATGCGGCAATTCTGCGTTTTCCTTGCTAATTTTCACTAATTCCTGGCTATTTTTAAGCAATTGTAATAAGATCTCACGCGTCAAAACGTCAACATGTTGTATCACGATATCTGACGATGACTCATCTGGTTCCGGACCAATGTGTCCATCGGATTTGACTGCATTGCATTTCCGTTGGTGATACCATAAACTGTTTCGCGCGGCATAAGAGCGTCCACAGTGACTGCATTTCAGTTTGCCGTTTTCGTCGGCGTTTTTCGGTTCTAAATTTGTTCTATTTGTTCTAAAATCGTGTTTACGTGTGGCTAAATGTCGGTCCCAATCGCATTGTTTGCTGCATCCAAAGTCACAATCTTCACAATGGAATTTTGGCGGCGTAAAACGGCGTAAAACCATGACCCTATATTTAGAACAGAGAAAACGCCTAGAGGTCCCTCCGCAAAACGCGAAAAAAACATGCAGTCAGTTTTTTCAGTAGAAAAAACACGCCGCTCCAACTGGCTCCAACAGCTTTTTTCGTTTTTTCGGGAAAAGTTGGCGGCGATTTTTCGATCTTGGACATTTTTACAAAAACATAAATGTCCAAAACCTCCGAGGACCCTCGGAAATTCTCGGAAAACCGAAATGGCTCGGTAAATCGGAAATTTCGATAAATCGGATATAATTGTATCGATATATGCTTATGATTATTTATATTGAGACATAAATGATTATTTATTGAATAATATCTTTGAAATATTCATTGTGAGTTAATGATACATACATCTAAAGCCAACAAAATTATTTAGAATCAATATATAAGGAAAGATATATGTCCGAGGAAGAAAAAGAATTAGAACCAATAACCGACGAAACAAATGAGGTGCCTATCGGAAAAAAGGGGGGCATTTCGCTTGAACTCGGTGATATTATACAAATTGTCGCTCCGTCGAATACAGAGTTGCATGAAGCCACGTTTTTCATCATGTATATAGACGATTCGAAAATCGCGCTCGCCAACGTATCGACGTTTCATCCGTATGTTCTCAGGCTCGATAAAAACGGCGCAATCACCGACGAGTCTATCCAAGAAATAGCGTTATTGAGCCGCAGCGAGGAACGCGGATATGCCCGGCAGCATATGTTGATTCCGAAAACCTGGGTGAATCTACACTTCGGCGGAGAAGTCCCGGTTATAATTACTGGCGAAATCACCAATTTAGAAGAAGATATGATCGAAATCACTACGTATCCCGATTTGGAAGTTTTGTACATTGATTTCGAGTATAAGGGAATGCCGGAACATATTCCCTTGGAACAGATCGAAATACGCGCCAAACCCGCCGCGCTAGCGAAGATATCGTCGCTTATTGATATCCGTGATCAGTTGGAAGAAGGCGAAGAATTCGAACCCCGCGAATGGGAGGAACAGGACGCGTCGATGGAGTTTATGGACACGGGCGAATCGGTTATTCGGCTTCCAAAGACCGCGAATGCGGACGCTTCTATTCGCGAGACCTTACATGGTGCTTATATCGATGCCAACGAAATCGTATTTGGCGACGAGTTAGAAGAAATCGCGCAACTAGTCGAAATACCGGAACATAAGAAGCGTTTCGGTATAGAGACCCAGGTCAACGATATGATGGACGAGATGTTATCGATAATTCCCGCATCCAAGCGAACGAAAGCGATGATGGATAACATTCATTATTTGATCGAACGCTATCGCGAACTGCGCGAACGTTTTTCCAAATTTGATGACAATGGGAATGTATATGACATAAAAACGGTGGGTATACTACACAAACCGCTCATCAACCGAATTCATGATTTGGATACAAAAATAAAGTGGCTCATTCCGGTTGTGTGTCTGCGTAAAAATATTTATACAGACGTGGAGCCGGAAAACACGCCTGATGTATTACAAACCGGCATGAGTCAGGCTTTAGATATACAAAACACGTTACATGAAGATTATTTTGAGAACCGCCAACGTAGCGATAAGCCCAAGTACGAGGATTTTTATAAACAGCTGAACCGACTTATGGCGCCTGTAACCGCGCCTTTGTTTCCCGATAGATTTTTGGAACCCAGTTCGCCTGTGAAAACCGATATGGAGACCATAGTGGACAACTTGGAGGATTTCTATAGCACCGTTTATTCCAAGACGAGCTATGCGAAGCGCCGGTTTATCATACAGAAATATAATCTTGGACAAACGAGCTTGGCGTCTCAGATCGGAAAAACAGGACGTCGCGTATATGTCCGGCAAGATTTGACGCCCGATGAATCCGTAACAGTGAAGTCGCTTTTGGCTCTTCCTGAACAGGTGATTCAATATTCCAATATCGACCTACCGTCCGCATCGCTATTAACAAAGTGCGGTCTATCCCAAGACCCCTTTTATATATTTCGATTGCTGCGAAATTCTACGGACGTTCAAAGGCGCGTTGTCCAAGATTTCAAAAAGGACTACGACGAGGAATTTTGGAAGAATAACAAGAACGAGATTCAAGAGTTCTCGTTGGACGAATCTTTAGAAAACGATCCCGCTAGATTTCGCCGATTTTTGGAAGCCGCAATTCCTAGCACTTCAACTGCAATAGAGCGGGTCATGGCAAAATACGTAATCGATCAGCTTTCAATGAAACATACAGTGGACGCCTTGGAACCCTTTCAGATATACCCGTGGGATATTACGTATAAAAATTATAACTCGATCCGTTATCATTTGAAACAAAAGATCCGGGATTACAAAATAAACGTCACTAAGAGAGGCGAAGAATTTGCGGTTTTGAGAACAATGAAGTATGCAGTATATAAAAACCCACAGACAATAGAACACGTGTTACATGATAAACAAGAACTCTTAGATATTTTATTAGAGGCATATCGATTCAAGTCCGCGAATAAAGAAAGCGGCGAAACCAAACAGTCGTCACAAGAATGGCTATCCAAGATATTCGCATTAGATAGCGGTAAAATGTTGACCGTGTTAACGCAATATTTGATGAGTTCTTTGATTACCCCGGAGAATTTGTTACAAGCCTTGGAAACCGACGAACGTGATGAGATGTCCAAGAACGAGAAAATCAAAGCCCGGGATTGCGCGGTGCGGTTTCTAACCAAGCGTTATGACACTCTCAAGGACCTGCAGAAAGATAATGCCGAACCTGATATATTTTATGACGAAGACTACGATGATACGCCTTATCCGATCCTTAAAAAATACAAGGAAGATCAAAAGAAATACTCACCGGAGGATTTCTTGGATTTCTTGGCGGAAAATCTGGTGCAAAAACACGATTGCCCAGAGTCGCAATCGAAAGAACTCGCCGAGACCCTAATTGCCGGTAAAAAACGCGTCCGGGAAGGTGAATATGCTGTATTGGAGATCAAGCCGCAGTTACCACCCAACGTCGATAAAACCGGGTTAAAACCAGACGAAAAACGAGAAATCGAACAAGAGGCAGAACTCCGTAAGAAAATCCAGTATTATCGCCGGATGAAAAACCAGTGGGTCCACGACGATTCCATCGATGATAAAGCAGCATTCTTGGATAACAATACGTTTTTCTGTAATATGAGCAAGATATGTTTCAAGAACCAGACAACAAAACAGTGCGATTCGATTCCTACTGCGGAAGATCGGATGCGTCAAATCGCAAGAAAAAACATGATAAAGGAGTTCGATACCCGGTTCGCGGATTCGATGGAGACGATCCAAGAAACCTTGAAAACCGAAATTGCGGAACAATTACGATTTTTATCCAAGATTCACATATTAAATGATGTTATAACAAACAAGTACAATAATTACGCGTTTGAGCTTGGAAAATACGCAAAGACCGAAGAGTTATTGAGGTCCCCTCAATTAGCACTTCGTGATAAAATCTTAGGACAGGACGATTTCGTGAAGAAACAAACGGATTTGGTGCGATTCTCGGAAATGTTTTGCCGTGATCCAATGGTCGATGAGTTAGGGGAAAGCCCCTGGTGGTTGTATTGTCGCGAAACGAATATGCCACTTTTGCCGAAATTCATGAAAGACCTCGCGCAAACCTTTGTTTCAGGCGGAAACTACCAACAAAAACAAGACGAGATCACCAGGAAACAGGGAACAATGAGTGACGATGGTGATTCGATCGTGGATCGGTATAGTGGATATGTGATTCGTAAGATCGATTTTGTAGAGGAATCGGGATTCGATGATGCCGGATTCAAAATAGTGACCAGTGAGGTGATGGAAAAAGACGCGGGACAGGTATTGATGGATTCGCTTCAGAATGGAAAAAAAGACCGCGTTTTCGAAAACGAGACCGCGGAACTAGTATTCCGAATTTACGCGGCAATTTCTCGGAATATCGGGCTTCCCTTGGAATCCGTAGAAGAATTCGTTTTGCGCACTGCCTTGGAATTAATAGAGAAAAACGTGAAATCGGAGGCATCGTATCAGAAAATGTCGGATAAGATGGAGAAGGAAAAGGGAAAGCGTCCACCGCCGTATAAGAGCTATCACGGGCAAACGGTGTTAACCATTGTGGCGGCGGTTCTGTTAGTCGCCATCCAGACCGAAACCCCGTCATTCAAAATCCGAAAGACGTTCCCGGGTTGCATTCAATCGTTTAGTGGATACCCCACAGACGAGGGTTCGGTCGAAGACATGAGCGGTTTGAAATACATTGTTTGTGTGATGAAGAAAACCGAGAGTTCGATCGAGCCTTGGAATACAATTCAGAAAATGCCCGCGGATGTACTACAGGGTCGCGTGAAAACCATTATATCGGAGTATTTGATTTCGAGAACGGATATTTCCGAATTATACGCGAAAAAACGCGAGTACGCCGCTCTCCATCCTGACGAAACGGTCCCTGCAGAACACGCGATTCAGAAATGGCGCGGCTTTTTACCTCCCGTGGTGAAATTCACGGTTCTCAAGACGTTAAAGGGGTTATCTAATGAATATAAAACCGAGTTACTAACTCTAATGCGCGAAGGAAAGCGCGACCAGCGCGATCATATTTCGATATTCAAGACTAAGGTGTTACAATATGGGTATGGTTTGATAGAGTCGGTGAATAATGTTGTCCATGGAAAAGAGATGTTATTGAAGACGAGTTCCAAGATCCCCTTCTTGGAAAACGCTTGCTGTAATGATAAATCGAATCAAACTCCGATCAACTATTTCGCAGCGGAAGAAGAAACGGTGACGCCGCATTTGAAAATGATTGAAGGGTGGACCGAGATCCTCGCTAATATCACTCAGATTTCCAAGGCGTCGTTTTTGTATCACCCAAAACGCACCGGAATTCAATATCCGGCAGTTCCGACTGAGCATTTCACTGAAAACGTATATTTGGCGTTTATCCATTACTGTAATTTGGATCGCGATATGCCGATTCCGCATGAGCTCCATGCATTGATGAAAGAAAAGCCCGCGGGTTATGATAAGAGCTGGACTCTGAATGAAAAAATCGAGTTTCTTAAAACCAACGGAAAACGATACACCGTGGGGAATTTGATGCAACTCATGGAAATCGTAAACCGAGATAATTTGGTGGGGAAATACGATAAACAGCTCCGAGGGACAGCGGTTTCGGCATTGGGCGATTTCTTGGAATACGCGGAATCCCAAGATAACTCGATCATTGATCGCCCATTGTGCGATTTATTGAACGCGGTTATTAAGGCGTTCGATCCGAAGGTAATGATAATGGATGATTTGGAAAAACCCCAGCCCGAGGTTTTCGAACTAAATAAATATTTATCCCGCGCGAATGAAAATATGCTCGATATTATCGCGAGTTTTTTACAGCAACATGGTAATTTGTCGGCAAAGAAATTCACTGATTTGCAAACCATTCTCGCAGATATTCATATTTGGACATTGGAAACCAATGTGCCGGGGTCGAACGACGAAACCAGTATGTACACGGTTACGCAATTCATGAAAAATTCGGTCTATAATATTTCACGCGTTTATCCCGAAATAATACAAAACAACCATACCGTGAACCCGAAACCCGCGAAACATTGGAACGTATCACCGAATCACGCGATCGACATTGCGAATTTCTTGGAATCTTATTACACGCCCTTGGCGAAATTCAAGAATGATGCGGTAATCCGGGAATTATTATCGGAAACTCAAACTAGACTCGTCGATTTGTCCCTGTTTTTGGATGTGATTCCCAAGTTCGCGCCCATACATAAAACAGTAGTCTTGGAAGAGGGGACTAAAGAAAACCTATCATGGTATGCTTTTTTTGGTAAGCGTACGACTTATATGCTGATGACGTACGTTTGGTATACCGCACTGTTAGAGTTTATCGAAGCCACGGATAACGAAGAGCTTTTATACACGGACGTTTTGAATAGAAAACAACAGCGGCGTGATGCGATCCGTGACCGAGAAGATCCGTTATTATATGGCGAATCTGACGCTCCGGTAGACGAAGAAACCGTAGACCGGGTGGATGATCTGAATGAACTCGAAGTACAAATAAAGATGGGAAATTCAAAGGAACTTAAAACCCGAATCGCCGAGCTATTATTGACGTTTTTAGAAATCGAAAATAGATCCAAGTCCGACATTGACGCGTCCTACGGAGCGCTCGATAAACAACTACGTAGATCCAGACAAAAGGAGAAGAAAATGATTACGGATTTC